CCGCCGATACCGTTACCGGCGGGGTGGCCCTGACCACATTCTCAACGACTTCCCTTGATACCGTCTGCATACCCACCCCGTCACTCGACTTCCGGCAGCAACATGATGTAGGCCAGCGCATAGTACGGCGGCCGGTTTTCGTGAGACTGACCGCCCCCGGTGTTGCTTACGGAAACGGTATGGTTGTGGGCCGATACGCTATTGACGGTGACGTCATGGGTATGGGCGCCAGCACTGTTGACGGTGAGAGAATGGTTGTGGTTACCAACACTGCCGACCGTAACGGTATGGCTATGCCCACCCGCGCTATTAATGCTTAGGGTGTGAGAGTGGGCACCCGCTCTGTTGATGCTCAGACTGTGGGAGTGATTGCCACCATCCGCCACAACACTTTCAATTGTGGTGTTTGAGCCGGCTCTTCCCAGTGAGACACTCTGGTGGAACCCCGTCGCATCCACTATATTCGTCTGTTCTATTCTTATATTTGCCGAGTGGCCATGCGCCCCGGTTCTGTTGGTTCTGCCCGTGTGGCTGTGGCCACCCGTGCTGTTAGTGCTGCCCGTATGGCTATGGTCGCCGGCAGTTGCCGTGCTCGCGCTATGAGAGTGGCCCCCGGCGTTTCCGGTACTCCCCCCATGTGTGTGATCCCCGGCGCTCCCAGTACTGGCTGTATGAGAGTGCCCCCCGGCGTTCCCGGTGCTGGCCGAGTGGTTGTGCGCAGGGATCTGATTGGTGGTGAGCGTCACCGAATTAGCTCCGCCAGTGGCCCCCACGGAGTAGCTGCCACCGGCCCCCACCACGAACCGGCCACGCAAGTCGGGGGTGCCGTTGGTCCCGTCGCACAGCGCCCACCCATTGGGCACCTCAGTGCCGGACCACATGGTAATCATGCCCACCGGCAGTAGCCGGCGCATGATAGCGTCCAGCTCGCTGAAGTTCTGGTTGAGCTTGTCCCCCCAGGTATCTGGACTGCCGCCTATCTCGGGCAGGATGAAATTGAAATTGGGTGAGAACACGTCAGCCATCGTTGTCTCCTACAGCTCAGCCCAAGGGGGGCTCTCGGGGTCCTGCTCAGCCCAAGGGGGGCTCTCGGGGTCCTGCTCAGCCCAAGGGGGGCTCTCGGGGTCACCCTCGGTAGCCATCACTGAAACCCTCGGACACTGCGCTGCATGGGCGCGCCGCTACGCCTGGCCGACGTGTCTTCCTGGTTGGCGGAAGCCAGAGCCGCTTCGAACTGACTGCTCCACACCTGCAGGCGCTCATCCTCTTTGAGGAAAGTCGCGGTGTGCTTGAGCGCCCCGAACAGGTAGAGGTCGGGGTGCATGCTCAGCAGCCAGTTGGTCGGATCGTCTTCGGACAGCGGGGGGATGGTGGCGTAGTAAAGCATCTCCACTTCCACCGGCGCTTCGGGCGTGGGGCTTGGCCCAAGCTCCAAGCTGTCGCCAAACAGCGTGTAGTAGGTCGCGGCTCGATGACGTTGGTTCACTGACGCCGCGGGGTTACGTTTGGCCCCATGACGCACCTTGTCCAGTTCAACCGGGGTCATGTAGGTCAGCGGGAACTCGTCCTCGACACGCTGGATATTCCAGGCTTTGCGCCAGTCGCCAGGCAGCTCTATGTAGCGACTGTCCGCCATGACCCGGGACCGCTTCACCATCTGACGGGTGCGCAGACGACGGTTGAGTTCGGCTTCCGCCAGCTCGATGAACGTGGGCAATTCCACTTCCAGATCCGGCCGGATGAGCCAGGACTTTATCCGGCTTTTCAGCCCGCTGTACGTTTTGATGGTGCTCATACGCGGCCCGCCCATGTACGGAAGCAACGGTTTTCCGGCCGGTTCAACCAGGCCTTCCATCCGTCAGGGTTGTCCCACCCTTCGGCCACCGCCTGCTCGTAGATGGTCACGGGCACTTCCGCTACGTGCACCAGGCCATCGAAGCTGCGCAGCCGCTGGGATTCTTCCTTGTCGCGGCAAAAGGCCAGCAGACGGTCCATTTCCTCGGTCGTCTGCAGGGTGAATTTGTCCGGGTCCGTGGTGTCGGCGTGAATCGTGCCTTTCACGAACCTGTTGCGCTGATACGGGATCTTGAGTCGCATGGTGAAAAGGGGGGCCTTTCAGCCCCCCGCCCCCTTACGAGGTAGTGAGGTCGGCGATGACTGCATGTGCCGCCTCGTTATCCACCTGCAGCCCGTACTCGGCCAGGATCATGCGGGTCTCCGCATCACCGATCTTCGCCAGCGGGGTGCTGCGGAACCGACGGTAGTACGCAATGCGCACGTAGCCGGGGTCGAGCAGGAAGGCAGTACGCGGGCGAATCCAGCGGCTGGGCTGGGTCTTCAGCGTGCCGAAGTCACCGGCATAGAGCGAAACAGTCGCCTGCACGCGCTCCTTGTCGATGTTCTGGCGAGCCTGCTCACGGCCGACGAAGCCAGACGCCACGGTCTTGTTGTGCGGCCCCACCAGCAGCACAGTGGGCTCGGCCCCGGTGGTGTAGCACTGCTGCAGCGCTTCCTTGACCAGCGCCTCGGTAAAGTTGCGCGCGGTGCCGTCGGTCGGGGCAGAGTTCTCATCGGCCGCATTGGCACCGTCGGTGCCACGGAACGCATTAGTGGCCAGCCAGGACTCCAGCGCCCGGGTCTTGCGCGCGGTAGTGGAGCTACCGTTTTCGCGGCCCTGGGTGCTGCAGACGATGGTCTCCATGTCCCGCTTGAGTTCCTTGGAGCGCATCGCCATCTGGTGGGCCATCTCCCCTCGCTTGCCGGCCGGGTTGGCCGCTTCCTGCGAGCCGGAAACGGTGGCGTCGCGGCTGGAGATTTGCGCTACGTTCGACACACGAACGGTGGGCTGGCTAGCTGCGCGCTGCAGCTCAAAGCCTTCCACTTTGGCGTTATCCCCGTCGACAGCCTTCAGGTTCTCCACCTGCCAGTCGTAGGTAACGTTACTTACGTTACGGCGACCCGCCATGGTGATGAAGGGGGTGTCGTAGGGGTCGATGTTGTAGATAGCGTCAGACAGATCCTCGCGGTTCGCCTGCGCATCATACGTCTTGAATGAGTTGGAAACCGGCATCGGTCTAACCCTCGTTATCCAGCAAGTTGGCGAAGAAGCCAGCAGCGGCATCGACCGTCTGCTCACGCTTCAAGCGTTCATTAGCCTTGCGGAGTTTCGTGGATTTGACGGGTTCCTTGGACGGAGTGCCGGCCTTGAGAGATTTGGCCTTGGGGGTCACCTTGACCTTCGCCTTGGCTTTCTCTTTGGCCGCGAGCATGGCGCGATACTTGGCCGCATCCTGCAGCACGCGGAGCGCACGGTGGTCGATGATCGACCCCAGTTCCTGCTGGCTGAATCCCATCTCCTGGCCGTACTGCTGCATGGCCTGGATATCTCGCCGTTTGGCTTCCGGGTCGGTGGCCCAATCCGGGTTGGCCGCTTCCAGCTTCTTGAATTCCGCCTGGGCCGTCTCCTTGAGGTTGTCCAGGTAGCGCTTTTGCTGCTCCTGCTGCACGCGCTGCTGTTCTTCCTCGATGGCCCGGATGCGCTGCTGCGTCATCAATTCCTTGTTGCGCTCGGCGTAATAGGCCAGCTCATCTTCCTGCTTCAGCCGTTCCCATTCCGCCTCAGTCCGGGTAGACTGCTCGGCCAATAGCCTCGCCTTGAACTGATTCAGCAAGGTGTGCCACTGGCCCAGCTGCTCCTGAACTGCCTGCTCCTGCACTTCCAGCGCTTTTCGGCGCTCCGCCAGATCCATGGTCTTCCGCGTATAGTCCTGAGTGCGGGAATAACCGTCCTGGAGTTCCTTGAGGGTGACCTCGACTTCCTCGCCATCGACCTTCACCTTTACGGTGTACTTCTCGGGGTCGATTTCCGGCGTCTCGTCCGGTTCCTCGTCGTCGTCCTCGGTTTCTTCCTCGTCCTCGTCGGACTCGCCTTCAGTGGCGTCATCGTCCGGTTCTTCCTCGGCTTCCCCGGACTCATCCGGTTCTTCCTCGGTGTCATCGGCGTCCTGGTCTTCCTGACCAGTGGTCGGCTCCGGCTCGTCGCTCTCCTCGCTTTCGAGGACGTTGAGCCATGCGCTCGCGGCTTCACCAATGTCGTCGGACCCGAAGGCTCCGGTGGCGGAGCTGGTGAGGGCTGCCCGATTACTATTAGGCATCTGCTAACTCCCGTATATATACGAAAATCGAAATACTGCTATTTCTGTTTCACGTTCTGCTCAGTGATCGAACGCTCCAATTTCCCGGTATTGGCGAAAGATCGAAGCTGGCTACGCAGCTTGCGAATCGCCTGTACCATGAAGAACGCATTCTCCCGGGTCGCTCCCTGTGCCAGCTGTGAACCAGCCCACAGTTCCGTGTATTCCGCTTCCATGCGGTCAAGCGCTTCTTGCCAGATAGGGTTGTCATGCAAGGCCTTTCCGGCGGTGCGGAGACGCTCGATTTCGTCTTGCGGTGTCGGCTGCAATACTTTGCTCATTTACATTCCCCCTGCCGAGCCCATATCCGGGCCTGCCGGCGGTTGCTGTTGCTGCTGACGGAACGCCAGCAGGTCCTGAATCATGTTGTGCATATGGGTGTGGCTCTCGCGCTCGCGCTCGACCTCGGCACGGATGCTGGCGATATCCACGGTCTTGCCGTCCTGGCGCATCTTCTCGGCCCGGAGCAACACATCGGCCATGATCCGGTCACGCTCGCGGTCGTCCTTCTGCATCGCTTCCCAAACCTTGAGTTCCAGCTCCTTGAGCTTGAGCATGCCGTCCTGCTGCACGCGCTGAGCCTCGGCCTGGGCCAGGATCAGCTCGGGGCTGGGTTCGGGCGGCTGCGGCTCGGGCTGGTTGGCCGGGTCGGTGGG